AACGTCTGGATGATACTGGAATGCACCCTTTACTTCATGTTCTGGAAATTCCTTTGCAAACATAAGTGCAGAATAACCACTCATCGTACTTGGTTTCCAACTCTCACCAAGGTCAACAGACTCACTCTTACCCTTTGCCTTTGCAGCAAGGTCTTTATCTGCACCACCCCAAGTTCCAGAGGATTTTGAAATAAATGAGTTTACACGGGCATGTCCCCACTGCTCTGGAGTTGTGCCGGGTCTATGTCCTGTGCGCCATGCAGCAACACCACGATTGTAAACTTGTTTAAGAATACTCACTGAGATACCAGATTTATCTGCCTTCTTTGCAAGAGAACTATCTGCTGCACCCTCACGCAATCTTGGTTCTCTGCGATTGGTTGATGGGTCTTCATTGCGAAGGTTCTTTGGGTCATTGTTTAAAGGATTGTTGTCCTTGTGTCCAATGTCTTTTCCCTTGATTGCCTTATCACCCATGATGCGACGAGCCTTGTTGCGTGATGAACGTCTCTCAATCTGTTCTGGTTTTGAGTGGTAATTGGCATACTCTTTCTTATAATCGCGGGCCTCATCATAGAGGTCTGGATACATCTGACGAACTTTCTTAGTGTGTTTTGATAGTTTAGTCTTTGCACTCTTGTCGCCAGGTGCAGGTTTGTATGCACTAGGATCATTATCGTCCTTCTCCGCACCCTTCTCAAAATGTCTTGCCCTTGCCTGCTTAGTAGACTTGGACATTTCATCACCTTCAGCATCCTTCGCATAATATTTTTTGGGTTGTGTTCCTTCCCTATCCTTAATGTCCTTATCCTGTTTTACAGAGGTTGCTTCCTTGAACGTGGGCATATAACTTGCACGAAGTTCCTTTGGTAACTTACCCTGCATGACAAGATCGTTGATGTATGAAATTAGAGTGCGGGGATTTACATCTCTATACTGTAATGCAATTTTAGTTGCAGCAAGATTAGGTTTCCCCTTATACTCAGGTTTCTTTGCGAGATCAACATATTGCTTTGCCATTTTTTCGAATTCTCTTGGTGCGGCCCTTTTCTGAATTTTACTACCCAAAGCACTATACCAAGCACGTTCATCAATTTGGTGTAAAAATGCTTTGTGGAACTTACCATCTTCATCAACAAAGGAAAGATAGTTAGTCCCTCTACGAACAACTTCACCGCTTAAACCATTTGCTTCTACGATGTCTCCAATATTACCCCACTCTCCTCGTAGGTATGAATCTCGTAGGGCATCATAATCTGAATCTATGATGAGGTCTTCTTTTGCTTCACGCACACCCATGAATTTACGCACATCATCGTACATTTTCTTTGCATCAGTTTCTTTCATAGGTGAACCATTTTTGAAAGTTTCAAAATCACCAGACTGTGCAGCTGCGCGCATGACTGATGCCGAGATAGCTTCTGTTGGGTCTGTGCTATCTGGATCACGTTCTCCCGAACTGACGACCCGCACACCATCGGGGAAGTCGAAAACTATGGTTCCCGATTTATCCGCCTTACCATTGTATCGGTCAAGTAGACGTTGGAATTCTTGAATTCTATCACTTCCTGCGACGAGCACGAGGCCACTGTACCCATCTTGGTTCACTTTTTGAGCTGCCTGAATAACTGTCTTGACAGATTTATCAACTTGGATTGCCTTTGCATGTTTAGGGAAGGACCGCTTTGCATATGTGAGCTTCTTAACAAATGGGAGCGGGTCTTTTGGTCCAACTGTCTGAGACAAGTAAATTCTATATGGACCACTTCCAGCAATCGACTTTACCTTGTCGCAAAGTTTGGCATGTCCAATGGTGGGCGGGTTCATACGCCCGAAGGCCATGACCATAACACCTTTTGCTTCTGATAACTCTCTAAACTTTTTCATGAGTCTTCTCTCTGTGCTGCACGAGCTTGTTTAACTCTCTCTACTTCGTCTTTCCTTAGACGCATTGCCATTTTCTTGCTGATCTTGTCTATTTTGGGGCCAAATTTCTGAAGCAATTTCTGATCAACAATACTTCTTTGCTGAAGTGACATCTCATCATATTGTGGAAAAAACTTATCGCGAAAACTTTGTATCGTTTTTTTTCTTGCGACGGCATCTATTTTATCTGCACTTCTAAACTTTAACAATGCACGTTTTTTCTTCAACTGAAAAGATGGTGACTTCGCAAGTTTAGCCATTCGTCTTGCTTGCTTCTTGCGTTGAACTACATCTACCTTTTTTTCGTATAGTTCTTTAAATTTCTTCATTTTACTTTAAACCCGCTAGTTGTTATATACAAACTTTTGCCTGACCATCCCCCTTGGGCCCTAGTTCTTAAAACTACTGGCGCAGAAATAATTTTACGGGTGGGTCTGTATCCAAATGCTAAATTAAAAGTCTGTCCTTTATTATTATAACTCGTTTTTATTCCTGTCAAGTCTGTGCCATTTTCTGTAAAAAATATTGCCCTTTGATCTTCATCAGATGAAACATCTTTTATTGTTGATCCCTTTTCACTACCTATCAATAACTTGTAGGGACAAGGTGTTGCATCTGGATCATCGTATGTATAGTATCCAACAGTATTTAGTAGATACATCATGTTACTTGAATTTGATATGTAAGTTGAAAACGATGATATTAAATTGTTACGAAATTTGTAATAGAAATCATCTGCATAAAATTTTAATCTATCCTTTTGAAATGCACGAGCAAGTGCCGCAAAAGACCTTTGTGATGAGCTCTCACTAAACTTTTCTTTTGATATATCAAACGAAGATATGGCCTTATATGCATTTGGAGTTTTATTATCTATAGTGGATGCGGCATCATTCCATGCAGCATCAATCATATTTTGTATATTCTGTAATTGTTTTCTATCGCCCATCTTAGAGTAAAAAGCAGTTAGGTTTGTGTTTATCTTTGGAGTTGCGTCTTTGCCTGCAGCAATCTTGTTAGAATATCCCACATAATTTCCATCAGATAATTTGATGATTACGTCTGATGGATTTTTAGCACCTATTCCATCTGGTTTTCCTCTAGGCACCCAAAACAATTTACCAATGCTGCCTGGTAAATCTTTTTTAACTTTAAGAGAGTTTTGAAATCCAATTTCTATGTCTCTATCGGCAGTTTCGTCTTTGTCAATTAATTGAATTAATTGTTCATAGGTAACATCATTACCATCGCCGTCATGAACACCAGTTGGTCCAGTTTTTCCACCGATATCTGATTGAAATGTTTTGGGGTCTGTGTAACCAGTATGTACTAAAAAATAAACTGTTAAAAACTCATTTACATTTGAAGATGCGGTTGAGTCTTTTCTAGTTTTTTGACCGAAATGTGCTGTTACTAATTTTTTAGGTACTATGATGTAGTGACCAGTATCTTCATCATCAACATTTATTTGAAAATGATATTTACCGCCATAATTTTTAATTAGTTTACCAGAGCCAGAGTCAACACTTTTATATTTTATTTTTCCATCACCAACAACAGATTTAATATCGTCCACAGGCACATTTAAAACATAAAACGGATTAAATGTTCCTCTACTTTGATAGTCAGGAGAAACGGTCAATTCTCTAAGATTTTGGATTTTATCCAGAGGGTTCTCTAGATAAACCCTTGGCCTAAGTGACTTGCCGTAGTCAGTGATACCCATTTTTTATTCCTTTCGATTGATCCATATAACAATGGAACTATTTATAAAAGGAATAATGTTAGAGTGTCAAGTGTTTTCTGTATACAATATCTCAAACACTGTATCAATAACTTCTTTTTGATCTTCCAGTGTATTGTTAGGCATAACAGTTATGTGCTCTCGCAAGAAGAAATTAGTCAACATATTGTTCATTTGCGTGTGTCGTCCGGCAATCCAAGTTTTGTTTTGTAGATTTCCCCGAGCATCTTGTCGTCTTTGTTCTTCTTCTGGTGTTATGGTCAACATAAAGACTTTTGTATCATAATTCTCAGTAAGCCATTCTACCTTACTAGTAAGGCGATCACCCTCAAAAATTATCTTGTCGTAATTTTTACTTTGTTCCTCAATGAAACTTTCAAACGATCCTTTTGCAAGAACCGAATAAGACCATGAATCAGTTCCAGAAAATGTCCCCTCATCATATTGCCCAAGCAAGAGAACACGATTATTAATAAATCCATAATCGTTGTACTCAGTGCATTTGAACAATGGTTGCGGTTCAATCAGGTTTGGTAGAGAACTATATTTTGGAACAAAATCCTCGCCGAAAAGAGTTCTAATAATAGAACTCTTTCCGACAGCAGGAGCACCGATTACAGGAATCAGAATCATAGAACTATGTCTGTTTCTTTCTTCTGACCATTCACCACAGTTTCATCTTGTGGAATATATCCACCCCACTTGAAGATTTCTTCGACATTCCAAGGAACATCAGCCATGGTGTTTACACCTAACTTATCAAAATCAACTGTGGGATAAATCTTCTTCTTTGCTTCTTCAATGAACTCATCAAAGTGTTCTTTACAAGAAATCCTATCAGCAGAAAGTGTCACAGAAGACGGATTTTCGATATAACCATAACACATGATGGGTGTAGAATATTTTACATACAGTCTGATTCCATCCCAAAAGATTCGGTGTAGACTATTCTTTTCTTCAAAGGCATAACCCAGTTCAGCACCATCACCACTGGTAATCAATGTTGCACCAGCATAACCTCGGCCAAGATTCCTTAGTATTGCATTTGCACCATTACCATCTAAGGGACGAATGTGGGATTCTTTTCCACGTTTTCTTCGTACCTTATAAAGAAGACACGATCTCTTCAATGCACCAGGCACCACTATCGTATCACCATTTTCATCCTCTTCAAAAGAGGATGCTTCATAATCCTCTATCTCTGAAGGAGTTCTTAGTGCAATACCATCAGAAGTGCAAGTTATCTTCTTTAGGAAAGCAACAATTTGTGCATCAGTGGTAAGACCCTGTTTATCTATGGCTTCCACTGTTCCTTTTACAAAATCAATATCTCTATTTTGCTTAGAAGGTGTGTTGTCATTATTAACAACATATTTGAACAGAATTTGATCTTCAAGAACTTCTGCATCTTCGTACACATCTACGATGATATATTTCCAACCCAACTCTTTTGCCGCTGCAAGTCGGTTGAAACCACTTCTCAAAAGATAGAGATTTTTCTTTCCCTTAACTTCTTGTACAAACAGACGTTGCTCATTATGCAACCAGCCGCGATATCTTAATGATGTTGTTAACTCCGTTACGTTATCAACGACATTGATTTGCTCTCTTGACTGTAGAGATTCGCCAGTTTCGGGGTCTTCAATAAGAATATCATCAATTTTGACAACAAGAGTTTTCTTGATAGCACAACCAATATAAAATGGTTTCTGTGGATATAACTTTTTAGATAGTGCTACATCAAACTCTTTCTTGAGTCCAGCAAATACTACATCTTTTCGGTTTGTGTGTGAGCGGAGTTGTACTACTTCTCCATTATCTGATACATGGGCTTGCGCCATTGGACTTGACATTTTTAGTTCTCCTTTATAAACGTCATAAAGTTAATCACAGATAAAGAACACGATTCTTTATCTTTTAATATACTATAATATATATGACTTTTTAGCAAGTCACTTTTCAAAAAAACTTTCCAAACTACCAACTTCTTTTTTCGCAAATCTGCCGATAAGTCTCTCTGATTTACCCATGCTTCCCTTGGTTGCATTACTCAGATCAGTGTAACACACAGTTGTAAATCTCTGTCCTGCACCACGAATAGGTGTAACGCAGTGAAGGCTTTTCGAATCTGCAATACACACGCTACCATCTGGAAGGTCGATACCCACACCCCAACGTGGGAATGAAAGATACGCTCCCGTGTATTCGCCTTGTCTATGACAACTCATAGTTGTATATTCCACATCTTTACCATCTGAATGGACACTCATAGCCTTACTCTGCATTGCACTATACCGATTTGCACTAATCGTGGTCACCATACCATGACGATGTTCTGGTGCAATAAACTCTTCTGCAAATCGTCTTTGTCGATTGTAAATCTCTGGAGCAACACGATTGAATGCAACCTCAACATCCCTGCACAGAGGTTCTAGTTTTTCCCATGTCTTTGGATTTGATACATTAATCTTACCAGTGAATCGTCCTCGTTTCGCGCCGATCATAACACTACTGATCTCGTTTGCATATGCGATCATACCCCAGCCACCTGACTTAGTGCGAACATGGTATGAGTTTGGTGTGCGTAGTTTGTAATGTTCTCCCTCAATCAAACCGCGCTTTTTCATTTCTTCGCTATCGATAGGTCCAGCACAGTTCGCCCTCATGGTAGATACATCTTCAATAGAGTACAGAACATCTCTCATAGAGTCGTCTGCAAAACAGTTTGTTGCAACATATGCAATTGGAATACCCTCATCACCCAGAGTGGAGTCTGGACGATAGATAGCAGTATCTTCTGTGATGGTGATTATCTGGTCTAGGTCTTTCTCATCATAGAACTTGCCGTTCCACTTTTCGAAAGTCTCCTTTTCCCCGTAATCATTCTTTGCGTAGATTTTTTGCATGATATGGCTCCAAGATATTTTTATACACGGACTCTGCAACATATTTCATTTGCATTGGTGCAACCATAAGACCAATTCTTGCGAGACGTTCATTAAGAGTTCCCGTCAAAATATAATCTTCTGGTAGCGACATCAGCCTCTTACTTTCCTTTGTGGTATACACCCGATCCTCATCTGCATGAAGATGAACTGCAAGACTAGTCTGCAAACCCTGTTCACTTAGAGTGTGGGATGCTTGGTTCCAAGGAACTCTACGCGATTGAAAGAATGAAGTTTTTCTTTCTGGAACACTCTTGCCCCACTTCTTTCTGTGTTCAATAACCTTATCGTACCACGGACCTACAACATCATCACCCACTGACACAACCTTATCAGGATTCTTAGGCAGTCGTTTCAACCATTTGTATTTAGCACTTTTCTTCATTGCCTCACAGAGTTCTACTGCCTCTACACGGTTCTCATTATCAAGTCGTAGATCACCAATTGCTTGTTCTATTGTTGGTTCTTCATCCAGTGCAGGCTCTGGAAACACAGAGGATAGTAACATCCAAGGCATACCGATATCATCCATTACATCTTCACGAACAGACACGATGAATACACGTTGTCTTTTTTGTGGAACACCAAAGTGAATTCCATTTAGAACTTTGTACGCAGTGTTGTAACCAAGTGCCTCAAAGTCTCTAACCATGCGTTGCAAATGATCATTCGCATATTCCATTGTAAGACCCTTGACATTTTCGCAGATGATAACCTTAGGCATCATCTCACCAGCAATGCGAATCATCTCCCATGTCAGGTCTTCAATATTTTTCTGCTTCATGCCATACGCAGTCTTCTCCTTACCCCATCCTGCCTGTTTTGTTCCAGACATGGAGAAAGGTGGACATGGTGGAGAACCATCCATGATATCTAATTCATATTTCTTTAGACCTGTCATCTCCATGATCTGCTTACCAGTGACATCCTTGATGTCACCACAGATATGTGGAGTTCCTGGCCAGTTTGCGAGGTAAGTGTCAACTGCGACTTGTTGAAACTCATTCACAAACTTACAATCACCACCCGCAAGTTTGTAACCCGCAGATGATCCACCACCACCGGCAAAGAATGAAATGTATGTAAACAGTTTACGATCTGCTGATTTCTGCAAATCATCTAGTGTGTATCGAAAGTATCTCATATAATGAATATATCATGCTCTAATTATAATGTCAAGTATCTTTCTTTTTACCAATCGAATACTTAGTCTCTAAAGTCCACTCGTTCTTTTCTTTATAGGATAGTACTTTAATTTGACTTAGAGGTGCAACCTCACCAAGTTCACCAACAATATTTACAAGTCCCCAATCCTGTAATAGATTGGCAATTGTATTACGTCTTGCAATATCATTACTTGCAATACTTGTTTGTTTTCCATCGAGGGCGAATAATTCTTTGAAGTGGGTTATGAAATAGCGCCCTTGCTTGTGCAGTATATGTGCCGACTGATAAAGTGTTCGTTCTTTTCTTGAAGCAACACCAATGCGGGAAAGTGTCTCACGCACCTTTAGAAAGTCATCTGGTTCCTTAAGAGTAACCTCAAGCATCTGCTCCTGTGTCCAATTAATATGTTCTTCTTCACTCATTTTCTCACTCCACCTTTATTTAATTTTTGTTTTATGGTGGCGATTTGTTCATCCGTTAGAATATCAAGAGCTTGTTTTGCTTTCTCGTTACTGTAATTGTAATACTCTTTTACATCCTCTAGATTATCTAGTTTATTCGCCTTCAACCAAGGAGAATAACGTTTCCTTGACCTCACACTATTTATCAAAAAGTCAAATTGTAGTTTCTTGTCAAGATGTGGTAGTTGGTTAATCTCATTTACCAACATGATGGTGTCTTGGAATGGATATACACACTTATTTACGACAAATGGTGGGTATTTCTTCTCCCAATCCTCATCGTCACTGTCTAGAAGTCTTTCCTTCGTGTGATTGATAGCATTAAGATAGTCTTTCAACTCTGGCATAAAATTGTTCTTCCCTATTCGCATCCTCAATCATGAGAAGTTCATCTCGTAACTTCTCATCTGTGAGGCTCATAATATTATCAAATCTTGGAGTTGGAATAACACAGAACATGAATGCCAAGTTCTCTGCTTCCTCACCAATAATGTCTTTCACAATATCTCTATTATCTAGGGATATTGTTTTGGGTTTGAAATATGCAGTTCCATAGACTGAATGAAATAGACCAGCATCACAAACATGAAGTGGAGCGAACCCCTCATCTAGAATTTTGTATGTCCCAATCAAATGTTCTAGCAGAGTTCGTCCACTATGCATTGTCTCACCGCATCCAATCGACTCCAAAAAATCAATCTTTGTAGAAATCAAGTCTATCGACATTTGCAGACTCCCCATAAAGTTTGAACACTACAACGTTGCGTAGTTCATAACAATACTTAGACACAGGCATTGCTTGGTGGTTATTACTTGCAGGGAAAATCAAAAGACGATTCCCAACGTAGTTAGAATATTCTGCAATATTTTTCCCTTCATCATCCCAAATAGCAGTGCCACCAAGCCACTCTGGCTTCCAATCCATGCGAGGATAATACATCATGGTAAAGTCGCCATCATCAACATGCATATGTGGTTCCACACCAAAAGTGTGTGCGTTCATGTATAGACGTTTCCACCCAACAATATCAAACCGCTCTTTTAGTTTGAGTTTGTATGCAGCAGCATCCCAGATAGGAAGAAGGTAATCATACTGTCTTTCCCGAACCTCTTCCTCACTCTCACCACAGTAGACATGCCAATGTGGTTGAATGCCAATCTGTGTATTTGAATGGTAGTCATACTTCCAGTGTATTTTCTTGATCTCTAGGTCAATCAGTTCTGCTACATGTGGTTCTAGTAAATTGTCAAAGATTTCACAAATCATTTAAACTTTCCCCTTGCCATAATCTCAGTCAGACACGCCACCATATTAATTTCTGGGTCTGCAACAAAAGCATTCTTATACTGGTATTCACCAAGGATGATAACCACATGAGGAATAGTAGAAGGCTCCAGATAATCATACATGCTATCATAAACAGCACGAAACATAGTGACAGGATCGTTATCAATATTATCGACAACCCATTTACGAACATTCGTGAACTCCTTGTTCTTCATCAT